ACTTCTTGGAATCCCTATCATGAAATGCCTGTCAAATTAATAAAAGATACTATTTCTTGTGGAACTATTGTACAAGCTCAATTAACTCATATTCTTATATCTAAATTCTTAAAAAGAAAACATAAATCTATTATACTTAATATTACTGCACAATGTAATCACCCTACATTTGGTTTAGGACTTTTATCATCTAATGATATTAGTGTCCCATTCTTATCTGTATATGAAGCATCAAATGCTTTTGGTTATTATCATAGTAATTCTATTTGCGAAGAATACAAAGATAAAATAGATGTTCTTAATATTACTCCTGGCGCAGTTATCACTGAAAATACTGAATATTTACAAAATACTTTGTTTTCTATTGATTCTGAACATTTTGTTGATAACGCTATACGATTTATGGGGAATATTAATGGCACTACATGTGCATATTGGGGACACGCTCTATCTATGTATTTAATCAATATATTTCCTTTTAATAAAAAAAAAATATTATACGATACTGGTTACACTATTTCTAATAATTATATGAATACAAAAAAAAAGATTTATTAAATTAATTATATTAAATATACAATCCAAACAAACTAGGGTTTATACTATCATTCTTTTTCAATATTACCTTTATATGGTCTTTTTCTACTGTAAATGGAAATGTTACCTCTAATTCTATATCACTTACTATTTTCTTATTTTCTGGATTTACTAATCTAAACAAATTCAATTTTGTGTGAATAACTTCTAGACAACGTTTTAAATTACGCACTCCATCCTCTTTCATTGTCAATGATTCACTTGTTATAATTTCATCAATTGCATCATCTGATATTGTTAGTTCTCCTTCTTTAAATCCCACTTGTTCCCTAATCTTTGGTAGCAAATAATCTTTTGCGATTATCATTTTTTCTTTTGTAGAATATCCCTTTGTTTCTACTCTATACATTCTATCTCTCAAAATTGGATTTACTTTACTTTCGTCATTATAACTAAATATAAATAGACATTTACTTAAATCAAATGACAATTCTGAAAAGTATTTATCATGATACTGACTATTTTGTGAAACATCTGTTAAATGTGTCAGAATACCTATAATCTCTTCTCCTCTTGGTGTATCACTTACTTTATCTAGTTCATCAAAATATATTACTGGATTCATTGATTTACAATCCATCAATATTTGAACTATTTTCCCCCATGTGCTTCCTTCATATGTATATGAATGTCCCTCCAAATAACTACTATCTCCATTACCACCTAATGCAATAAATGCAAATTCTCTGCCTAATATTTGACTTATTCCTTCTTTTACTAATGTTGTCTTTCCTGTTCCCATTGGTCCTTTTATTGCGATTGCGGTTCCTGTTGCAGATGGATTTGATAACCACTGTCCTAACATTTGCATTATTTGTGTTTTCGCATCATTTAATCCATATGTGCATTTATCTAATGATTGTTTTGCATTTACCATAAATTCATTACATTTTTCTACTCCATCACTCATATTTACTTCCAAACTTTTATGTTTCCCAAAAGGTATTTTCATGAATGCATCTACCCAATGTTTCAATTTATAATATTCTGGATCACCTGGTTCCATTGTTTTTAATACATTTAATTTTTGAAGCGCACATGCTTTATATTGTGCTGGTATATTTGCTTCTAATAGTGTTAATCTATATGGTTTATCTATGTTTATACTTTTATTTATTTCTTTCAAATCATTCATTACTTTAGTTTGTTCTTTATGAGATAACTTCTTCTTAAAATAATCTATCTCATTCCCTCCAGTCTTATTACCATTTTGTATTAGTTTATGATATTTTTTTGCGTTTGACACTCTTGAATCTTTTACTAATTTTTTAATTCTATTGTCATAATCTTTTACTGATTTTTTAAGTGTCTTATCATTCGGATGTTGCTCTAACTTTGAATTAAACTCTTTACGAAGAGATACTAAACTTAAATATTCATTTTCTATATTTGAATTCTTACTATTCTCATCATCTTCTTCGCTCTTAATCGATTTATTCTTCTTTTTTTTCTTTTTCTTTTTAATTCCATCTGGAATTTGTATATCTTGATAATTCTCTTTCATAAATATTTTCTCATCATCACTAGTGCAATCATCTCCGTCTTCTTCGTCATTATACTCTTCTTCTTCAAACATCTCTCCATTTCCTAATTGAAACAGTATATTAATTTTTCCTTCTTCATCTTCTTCATTTTCTTCTACTTCTTCAATATATTCTTCAACTTCACTTTCACTTTCTGATTCTTCTACTCTTTTTTTCTTTTGTTTTTTCTGTTTCTTTTGTTTCTTCTGTTTTTTATCTTTATTTTTTTTATTATATTTTTCATTTACATATTTCGATGGAAACATTTCAGTTATTACATTTTCTAGTGCATTTCTTGATTTATATTTACTTTTTATCATTTTTTTTAATTCACGTTCACTTATTGATTCTTCTTCATCATCATCTTCATCTTCATCTTCTTCTTCATCATATTCTTCTTCTTCTGAATCTGAATCATCCGAATCACTATTTACATCTTCTATATCTGCATCTTCTGAATCATAATCAGAATCAGAATCAGAATCAGAATGTAGAATGACTTCCTCTTCACTGGAGTCATCATCCTTCTTTTTAATTTTCTTTGGGCGCAATTTTACCATTGTGTTATAACTAGCTTTTTTTTTAAATTATTTTGTTATAATTTTAATCAATTTTATAAGATTTTTTACAAAATTGATTTGATATTATTATAAAAATAAATAATATAAATAATATTCACTATATTATATAGTAAAACTTTTCATGAAATCAGAAGAATTGAAAACGTCTAGAATTATTGGTATTCAATTTAGTATATTGTCTCCAGAGGAAATTCGAAAAAACTCTGTTGCACATATTACATCTAGAGAGGTTTATATTAACAATAAACCTGTTCTAAATGGTTTATTTGATCCAAGAATGGGTGTTTTAGAACCAGGTTTAATCTGTCCAACTGATGGATATACATATATTGATACACCTGGTTATTTTGGACACATCGAATTAGCAAGACCTGTCTTTGCTATTCAACATATTAAAGAAGTTGTAAAAATATGTAAATGTATTTGTTTTAAATGTAGTAAATTATTGATTGATAAAAAAAAACACAAACATATATTAGATTATGATAGTAGTGATAGATGGTCGTATGTTTGGGGATTAGCTTCTAAAATTAAAAGATGTGGTGATAATATTGAAGATGGTTGTGGTTGCAAAAATCCAGACCGAATTAAAATTGATGGTATGGCAACTATTAATGCTATTTGGGACAACATCTCTTTAGAAGATAATGAAACCGGTAAAGTTGAAAAAAAATTGAGCCCTGAAATTATTTTAAAAATATTTAAACGTATTTCTGATGAAGATATTAATTTTATGGGATTTAGTCCTGTATTTTCTAGACCTGAATGGATGATATATACTGTATTACCAGTTGCACCCCCTGCTATGCGTCCTTCTGTCAAACATGATGCTCAACAACGAAGTGAAGATGATTTAACACATATTTACAGTAATATTATCAAGACTAATAAAGACCTATCTGATAAAATTGCGAATAACGCTAATCCTAATGTTATTGAAGGACTTACTAGTGTTCTACAATACTTCATTGCTATGATTGTTAATAATAAAGTTAAAGGTGCTAATCCTATGGCCCAGCGTTCAGGAAGACCTTTACAATGTATCATGGATAGATTAAATTCTAAAAATGGTCGCATTAGAGGTAATCTTATGGGTAAGAGAGTTGATTTTAGTGCTAGATCTGTTATTACTGGTGACCCTAATTTATCTATTCGACAACTTGGCGTCCCTCTCAAAATTGCTATGAATATTACTAAACCTGTTAAAGTTAATGACCGTAATCGAGATTTCTTAACTAAACTTGTTCAAAATGGACCTGAATCTTGGACTACTATTGACCAACCTGGTGCTAAAATTTTAGAAAGAAAAAATGGTGAAAATATTTCATTAAGACATGTCGATCGTAAATCAATTCGTCTTGAAAATGGTGATATTGTTCATCGTCATATGATGGACGGTGATGCAGTATTATTTAATAGACAACCTAGTCTTCATAGAATGTCTATGATGTGTCATATTGTTAAAATTATGAAACAAGGTGATACATTTAGAATGAATGTTGGAGATACAAAGCCTTACAATGCTGACTTCGATAAACGAATGTTTCCACTGCATAATAGCAGTGAATAAATTCTCTGTCGAAAACAGGGGGATTTAAAAGATTGATACCCCCTAGTTAATTCTTCCAAAAATAAAATCTAATGCTATAATATTATATGGAACTATCAAACCGCCGAAAACTATCAAACAAAATTATAGATGATGAAACATTAAGATATTGTGAAATTTATAAAATAACAAACTTTGAAAATAATAAAATTTATATTGGTCAAGCCGTTTCTCATATATTAAATCACAAACGTTATCGTCCATATGGAGGAGAAGGACGATTAAGATGTCATATTTCAGAGGCATTTTCTAAAAAAATTAATCAATGTCATTATTTAAATTCAGCAATTAAAAAATATGGTTGTTGCAATTTTAATTTAGAGATAATTGATTATTGTGAATTAGATCAAGCTGATGAATTAGAAACTAAATATATTACCGAATATGATTCATTATATCCAAATGGATATAATTTGAAAAAAGGAGGGAAAACATTTAGACATTGTGATGAAAGTAAAAAAAGAGTATCAAATGGTGTAATGAATTATTATAAAGATAAAAAATTTGCTCGGTTTATGTTAATGGATCCACAATTATTAAAAACTAATCACTGTAAATTTCTTAAGCCTTTGAATCGTGAAGGAATACAGTATGGTTGGTATGTTTTAATATGTGATAAAGGAAAAAAATATAAAGCAGACTTTGGCGGGTCTCATATAAGTTTAGATGATAGTAAAAAAAACGCATTAGAATTTTTAGAAGAATTAGCGAAACGCCTTGATGCGGGAAACTCCTTAGAGCCAATAACTACCACCCTGTAATGGAAACATTATAAGGGGAACACGGTTAATAGCCGTACCCAATGGTAATAATGTTATTGGATTGGACAATCCGCAGCGTTACTGTCTAAGTCCGTTATGATAGGATATGACAGGCGTTCAGAGACTGAACGGGTGTTGGTGAGTTATGATAGTCTAATCAACTTGAACTTGCTTAAGATACAGTCCGGCCCCCTGGGAAACCTTGGGGATTACGTCGGGAGACGAAATGAATATGCACTGCCCGCAAAATATTATGGCAGAAACAGAATTAAAACACCTAGCAGCAATCCCTTATCAAATTGTTAGTCCTGCTAGTAACACACCTATTATTGGTATTTTCCAAGATTCCATGTTGGGTTCATATCAGTTTACACGTGAAAATGTTAAATTTTCTTTAAAAGATGCAATGAATTTATTATTTATGTTCCCACATATTAATGTTGAACAATTAAGAGATAAGGGTAATTCTATCTCAAATTTTGATATTCTTACACAAATTTTACCATCAATTACTTTAAAATATAAAACTAAATTATTTAATGATGATATTGATAATGAAAAAGATACTAATAATGTTTTAGAAATTAGAAATGGTGAATACCTTCGAGGTCAAATGGAAAAATCTGTTCTTGGAACTACTACTAAAGGTATTATTCATAGAATATTTAATGACTATGGTAATCGTGCTGCTTCCGATTTTATTGATAATTTACAAAATATTATTACAGAATATATGAAATCTAGCTCATTTAGTGTTGGTATTAGTGACCTTATTGCTAATAAAAAAACTCAAGAAAGTATCATTCAAGTTATTTCTTCTCAAAAACAAGAAGTTCATGACCTAATTGATAAATTACATCTCGGTATCTTTGAAAATAACACCGCTAGTTCTAATATGGAGGTTTTTGAACAAAAAGTTAATAATATGCTTAATAAAGCTACTGAAAAATCTGGTAAAATTGGTCGTCAATCATTAAATAAAAATAATAGATTCTTAAAAATCGTTACTTCCGGTTCCAAAGGTTCTTTAATTAATATTTCACAAATGTTATCTTGTGTTGGGCAAACTAATATTGATGGTAAAAGAATCCCTTATGGTTATGATGGACGCACATTACCACACTTTAAAAAATATGATGATTCCCCTGGTGCTAGAGGTTTTGTTGAAAACTCTTATATTTCAGGTTTAACTGCTCCTGAATTATTCTTTCATGCTATGGGTGGTCGTGTTGGTCTTATCGATACTGCCGTTAAAACTTCTCAAACTGGTTATATTCAAAGAAGATTAATTAAAGGCTTGGAAGACCTTAAAATTGAATATGATATGACTGTTCGAAACAATAAAGGTCGCATCGTTCAATTTGTATATGGTGATGATGGTTTCGATTCAACTAAAATTGAAAATCAAAATCTTAAATTACCTGAAATGTCTAATGAAGAAATTTATTTAAAATATGATATTGTTGGTGTTAATGACCAACA